TTAAATTGATCAAAATCTGAAGTAATTTTATCTTTTTTAAATACTATGTTTGTATAATTATCTTTTTTTAATGATCCATGTTTATTTACATATTCTAACTTAGATTCTAATTTTTCTAATTTAGTTTGTAATTCTACTTTTCTTTTATTATTTTTTGTTCTACCTATAAAAAATTTAAGAGCATCTATTTGATGTTCTAGATATCTTTGTACTATTTGTAATTGATCATACTCTCCACCAATAGATTTATAAAAATCATCTAAACCCTTTGATGCTTCTATAACTTCATCATCAACATCTAATTTACCAAATCTATAATCCCATATTGCTTCTCTAAATTGTTTAGGAGACATTATTTGTTGATTGTTAGTAAATTTAGTATCAAAATTTCTTTCTACAAAGTTTTGTTTATTAGCACCATTTCTCTGTAAATATTTTGCATATGCAGCTTCTATTCTTTTTGTTGCTGCCAAAACAGTTGGAGTATATCTTTTGTATATATTTCTTTCTATACTACCAGCAGTAACTTTACCAGTACCAGCAAAATTTTTAATTTGATATAGAGGTCCTTCTAATACATTTTCTATAAATTCTTGAGCATTACTTGATCCATTTTTTAAAACTCTAAACAAAGGATTAAATGGACCATCTTCTCCAAATATACCCATACCAGTAGGTTGTATTTTATTTTCTGTTCTTAATGCATCTTCTGTTGGTACTTTAGTTCCTTGTGGACTTGCAGCTCCTACAGTATTTTTATTAAATATAACATCATCTGCTTCATCTAATGCATCTGCAAGATCGTCAAATTTTTTACCTGTACTTCTAGGAATAGATGGAAACATAGCTGGTATTATAAAACCACCAGCAGTAATCAATGATGTTTCTGTCATTGATCTTTCATCAGTAAACATTCTTTTAGATAATTCTTCTGCTCCTACTACACCACCAAATGCTGTACCTCTTTTTAATCTGCTACCAGTAATTAAAAATTTACCAGCTTTTGTAAAAGGTAATATTGTAGAAGGATCAGTAAGACCACCTAGTATTCTACCAATAACATATGAAGGACTACCTTGTATTTTTTTTTGTTTTTCTTTAAATCTTTTAATTAAATCTGCTGTATGTTTTGCATTATTGCTATGCATAAAATTACCAATGTAAGATTGTAATTCAGTTCCTACTATTTGTGGATCAGCAAATATATTATATTCAGGTTTGTATTCAAAAGCAGCATCTTCATTACTAAGTACTCTTGCAGCATATAATGTACCAAGTGCTAATAAGTTTTCATCTACAAAACCATATCCTAAATTTTGTGCAGTATTTTTTATATTTGCAAAAAATGGAGTATCATCAACTGGTCTTATTTCTCTTTCAGTAAGAAATGACCTACCTCTACCTACTGTTACTTCAGGCATTAATCGTATTTAATTGAATTAGTATATTGACCTTGTGTCCAAGCCATAAGTAATTTAGCTCGTCTTTCGTTTCTATAAAAGATTCCTTTCATGTCATCTTCTATTGCAGCCAATCCATCATTATAAAGTTCACCTAACATAGTAACTTCTCTTGTTGCATATCTTGGATCATCTTTTCTTATAGCAGTACCATCTTCTGTATAAGCTGAAAACTTACCTAAATATTTTTCATCACCTGTTTTAATGTAATTAGCAGTAGCTTGTATAAATGAATCACCTATTAATCCTTGATATTGCATAGAAACAACTGCCATAAATAAATATGAATCTTTTACTCCAGTTATATCTACTCCAACATTTTTAAATTTTTGTGTTGCTATTTGTTTTGCTTCATTAATTTTAATATTAAAAACATCTATTGCATCTTTTTCAGTTATAGTTTCTTCCTGAGATATTAATTTTTCAATACTATATCCTTTATCTTTTAATGCATTTATTACAGTTTCGTTTTTTAATGATAAACCCATACCTATTGTCCAATCACCATTACCAGCTTTAGTTTCATATGCATTAGGTTTAAAAATCATATTTTCTTCTTCATCAAAAATATAATTATATAAGCTATCAGTATTTTTTACTCCTAATGCTTTATTAGATGTTTCTTGTTCGTTAATTCTTAATTGTATTTTAGCAGATTGATCTTTCCAGTTATCATGATTATATTCAAAAAATGGTAAAGCATCTGCAATACTTTCTGCAACATCTTTACCAAACATAGTTATATCATTACCAAATTTAAACATATTATAATTTATAAATTCAGCTAATTCTTTTCTTGTTTCTCCCATACCTCTTTGTTCATATCCTTTCATTCTTTCTTCGTATCCATCTGCCCATTCATCTATGTATGCTTGTTCTCTTAATTTATCAGGACTAGATTCTAAATAATCTGGTTTTGCTTCTCCAAAAATTACAGGAGCATAAGATGTGTCACTATAAGGATTATCAATACTATAATATAATCCACTTCCATCAAAATCTGCTTTGATATGATATGTTGGTTGTGAATTACTTGATCTTTCATCATATACAAATCTAATTTGTTTATTATCAATCATATCAAATAAATTATTAGTTTGTAAAAAATCATCAGATATACCAAGTTCATTTCTTTGTAAATCACTCATACCCATAATTCTTTTTTGTATATTTTTTACCATATCAGTTTTTATTTCATCTTCTGTAAGATAATCACCATACTCTTGGAATATTGGATATTTAACTAAATCTACCATACTATTCGAATCCGTGTCCTGTGTTAGAAAGATCAGCCATAATAAAACGAATAACGTCATTTATATCTTGTGTTAATAAAAAGTTTGATCTTACTCTTATTCTATCAGCAGTTATATTATTTGCTTTATAATAATTAACTAAATAATCTGGTAATACTTCTTGTATTTTTTCTACACCTAATTGTACATTTAAATCTGCTACTTCTTCAGCATTTACTGTAAAATATCTTAGTAAAGGAAAATCTATTAATGGCTCTACAGTTTCACTAGGAGTTAGAGGTGCTATAGTTGATCCAAAGTTTACACCAAAAATACTTACTGTACTTTTTTCAATATAATCTTTCATTAATCCTGTTAATAATTCTTCATCAACATCATCTAATCTTAAATTAAATGCATTAATAACTTTATCTGCTTCATCATTTTGATATGCATTTCTTATTTCCCACCAATTTTTTACAAAATCATTTGATTGTATAAATGGTTGTGTTTGACCTTCTACTCTATCATAATAATTTTTATAATCTGCATAGAACTGTCCTAATAACATTTGAGTTTCTGGTGATACTCCATCAATTTTTAGTTCAAGTGGCATAGGTGTATTTTGTAAAACATTATACATTCCAGCTACTTGTATTAATGTATCTATATTAGCATCTACATTTAAGTTTAAACCAGCTCCACCTTCTCCTACATTTTCATTTATAAAATCAATTAGTGGCTGTGGAACTATACCCATATTTACAGTATAATTTACCATAGCATCAAAATCTTCACTACCAACACCTGATGCAAAGTTATATTCAAAAGTTAAATCATTTGGCTCTTTACCAGTTAAAGTATAAATGTGTTGATTTATAATACCTGTTTTTATTTCTTTTTTAGTTACACCAGTAATACCTCTTGCTGACATTTCAGCAAATGCTCTATTAACAACTGTATTCCAAGTTTTATTAAATTTACCAAATTCTAAAGTTTCTCCATTATATGTTACTGAATCAACTGTATCTTCTTCAGCATAAAGAAATGCAGCATACTTTCCAATAATATTACTTTTTGTATTTGCAGTTAAAACTTTTTCACGATCTTCTGGTGTTGCATTTAATGCATTTAAATTTTTAATTAATGTTGATTCATCATATGAAGTATAAGAAGAACTAGCTGCATCTGTTAAAATATTTATATTTCTATTATAATTAGTTTGTGCTTGGTTTTTTATTTTATTTTGTTCTACATCATAAGTTTTTTTAAGTGTATTTACATACTCTTGAGCATTACTTACTAAATCTTCTCTTTCAGCATTTGTAGTATCTAGTAGTGTAGTATAACCATCTAATCCATCAGTATCAGGATTTTCCATATATTTAGTTAAGTTTCTATTTATTGTTGCTATTGCAATATCTACATTTGTAGGCTCATCTTTTACACCACTTGGTTGATATATTTCATTATCATCATTGAGGTCTACTTGTAATACTGCTTCTTGATCCATTAATGCAGCATTTTCTAATAAAGCTCTATGTTTAGAATTTAATCTTGCTCCTTCAAATTTAAGTTGTTTATCTCTTTTCCATACTTCAGGTAAAGGTAATCCAGCTTTGTATTGTGGATCAAGACTATTATATAAATTTTCATATGAAGCAGATTTTTCTGTAAGTTCTGCTAAATGACTATCAACAAATGTTTGATCCCAGTCTTTGTAATCAGTACTTTCCATAATTCTAGAAGTATTAGATAACCATACATCAGTATCATTACGTAAAACTTTTATAGCATCTTGTTGTTGTATATTGTAATGTCTGTTTATTATTTGCTGACCTTCTCTAGCAGCCATCATACCTGAGTATTGTTTTGCCCAACCTTTGTATTTAGTAGGTACAGCTTCTACTAATGCTTCGATATATGGAGTAACAGTTTCATTAAATCCATTAGGATCAATTCTTTTTGCCATAGCAAATTCATTTATTGCTTTATAAGTATCTATACTAAACTGTGCTTTCCATTTTTCTTCTTCTATTGTTGCTACTCTTTTTGCTTGTAAATCTAAAGTTTTACCAAGTGTATCACTTGCTGTTGCAAGCCAATCACCACCGTATGCTGGTACTACACCCATTCTATTAGCCATAGAGCTAGGAGTTACTGATGTTTGTTTTTTACCTGTTGTTAGTGCCATTATCCTATATATTTGTTAAAATCTATGTTTGGTTGTTTATTTCCGTCTTTGTTGTATTTATACAACGCCATGCCATTTGTTAATCCTATGGCAATAGAAGTATAACCACCAAATACTAAATCTTTTTCTTTCATATTATTTTCAAATAACATGCTTGTAAATTTATTATCTACTGCATTACCCATTAATCTAATAGTAGCTATGTCTTTATTCATTTTGTTTTCTACTTGTTTATTAATATTTAAAAAACTCATACCATCATCATAATATCCAGCAGTAGATTGAAATGCTCTATTTTGTGCTAATTCTGCTAAAGCAACATCTCGTCTATCATTTTCTGCCTCTATTGCTTTTAGTCTTGCTAATCTTTTTTCTGTTTCTACTCTATAATTTTCTCTTGCTAAAGCTGCTCTTTGAGATTGTATACTAGCTATTTCTGAAACAGTTCTTGCTCCAGTAGCTGCAATAAAATATGTAGAGCTATCTATTTCTTTAACTGATTCAAATAATGTACCTATCTCAGAACTCATGCAAACTGTATCTCCATAGCTATTCCTAATACTTTTAATGGTAAAGGATCGTTTTGTGAAATAGTAATTGTTGGACTTTTACTATATCCTAAAAAATTAAACTCTTTTTTATCTGTTACTGCTGATAAATCACTACCAGCTGTAAAGTTTACTTGTTGTATTACTAATTCTTTTGCTGACAAATCTTGTGCTTTCATAGTTATATCTAAACCACCAGATATATCTATTATAGCTTTATTAACTCTTTTTGGCTGACCAGTCAAAGGCCCACTGTCTATTTCTTTATCTATTGGCATAGTTTCTAATATAGGTGTAAAATTAAATCCTACACGAACACCAGTAGGAAAAGGTGCTGATGTAAGTGTAATTCTACTATTAGAATCTACTGTAAATTCACCTAATGATCCATTACCAAATACTGCAAATACTTTTTCTGTATTGTCATAAATAGCATTTACTGTATGCATAAATCCATTTACTATTGTAATAGCAGCATTATCAGATGGTGTTGCTGCAAGGTTTTTATTTAGTTGTAAATCAAATCCAGAAGCAGTTTGTGTAACAGCAGTTATAGTATATTCTGTTGCATTTCCAGCTATAGTAAAAGTTTCTTGTATTGCTGGTGCAGTAGTAAAACCATCTGTTGATAAAGTGTTACCAGATTGTGAGCCACCATTTACTAGAGGTGTGCCTTTTTGAAATACAGTAG